GGGACTGCACGGCGTGGTACGGCCTTCCCTTTGCACGAGTGGACTTCATCTTGGAGTTGAAGTGCCGAGAGACGCACTACCCAGAGATGCTCATTGAGCAGGCGAAGTACGACTGGCTGATCGAGGAGGCAGGCAAGCGGTCAGCGCGACCTGCGTACATCAACAGCACGCCAGCGGGCATCTTCGCCTGGGACCTGTACCGCGTGAAGGAGCCGAACTGGGAACCTCGCCTGATGCCAGCAACGACCCAGTTTGAGAACACGGAGGAGATCGTCAAGGTGGTCGGCTTCCTGCCGGTCGTAGAAGCGATGAGGCTCCCGTGAGGTCGTTGGCGATTCTTGGGCCGCAAGGAAGCGGCAAGTCCACCATCGCGTCGCTCTTCGTGGAGCATCGTGAGTACCGTCGGCACGGCATTGCGGATGCCATCAAGCACATTGCTGCGATGGCGTACAACGACCTCGGCAAGAGCGAGATGATCACCGTGAGCCGCAACTTTGGCGACAGCACCTTGACCGGCAGAGAGCTGCTGCAAGACATTGGGGCGGCGATGCGAGGCGTTGACACGCACTTCTGGCTGCGGGTCTGGCGCAAGGACTACTTTGAGCTGAAGCGCATCGGCTTTGGCGTCGTGGTGGATGACGTGCGGCTGGATGCCGAAGTGCAGTACCTCCGAGCCATTGACCCAGACATCTTTATCGTTCGGCTGACAGCCTCGGAGGAGGTCAGGCGCGAGAGGGTGGGCGGCAACCTGTACGGAGCCGCTGACATCACGGAAAGAGGCTGGACAGACAGCAGGGCAGACCTTACGGTGGACACCTCGGAGATCTCAACAGAAGAGGCGTATCGTCAGATCACTGATGCGATGGAGGAGGTTGTATGAACGAGCTTGAGGTGCTGGCCGCACAGGTCGGCTATCGAGTCCAAGACTGCCTTCAGATTGACGGCGTTTGGACGGTTATCCTTGACGACGAGGATGGCGAGATCACAGCCACCGGCGCAACCGCGCAGGAGGCGATTGAGAAGATGGTCGCTCGGCTCGTCACGACCCTGAACGGAGTCGGGCATTGAGCGGCTGGGACAGTCTCGGCGTCTTTATCGCTGGGCTGAACCTGATGCTCGCCTTCCTGATCGCGGCGACTCTGCCGAAGGTGAGTAAGAACGGCGGCGGTGGAGCCGCTACCATCTACCTCATCGTGGCGATTGCCACCGTGGTCTGGATTGCAAGGAGCACAATGTGGCAGCAGTAAAAGCACAGCGAGGTGGGCCGCGCAAGGAGCCTGTCTTCAGGCTGACCGCGTGCGGCTCCTGCGCTGGCGTGCTCAACACGCTGAAGGAGTCGTGGCGCGTCAAGGTGATCACGTTCGTTGCCAACAAGCGGCACACGCGCTTTGCCTGGTACCACAGGAGCTGCGTGAAGTGAACCGCATCGAGCGGAAGGCTCCGTTCCTTGACGATCAGGTCATCGCCGTCCAAGAGGGTCCAGATGCGTGGTGCTACGAGCCAGGAGTCTCTGGCCGCGTCTGGTGCATCCTGAGCCAACGCTACGCCGACGCCATTGCGCCAGATGGGTGGTTCTTCCTGTACGAGAGCATCGGCAACCGCAAGACAAACGCTGACCTTATCAAGCACGGCGTGATGATTGTGCAGCCGAGCCGTTTCACCTTGAGCGACGGCGGCACTGCGCTGCTGGCGAGGCTTGTCTGATGGGCTACTACAAAGACCAAGCCATTCAAAAGATGATTGACCCAGAGAAGAGCCGCAAGGGGAAGAACAGCCGCGCTCGTGGCAATGCGTTTGAGCGCGAGGTTGCCAAGCGCCTGCTCGGTCAGCGCGTCGGGCAGTTCGGCGGCAAGCAAGACGTTGCGAACGATTGGCTGGCCGTGCAATGCAAGGTGGGCGGCAGCTTCAGCGAGCGCCAGTGGGACTGGTTGCAGACAGTGCCGGTGAAGGGCGATCAGCTGCGTGGCTTGGTGATCGGTGACAGTCCTGGCGTTGGCGGTGGTCGCCGTCGCGCCGTGATCATCCTTGACCTTGACGACTTCTGCGATTGGTTCGTAGCAGCGGAGCCGCCTGAGTGATTGCACTCTTGATGGCGGTTATCTTGACCGTCCATCCAAGTGTGCCAGTGCGGACGCCTCACGGCATCCCAGTGCGCGGCGTCGCATCGTGGTACGACGCAACAAAGAACAATGCGTGGTACACACGCGGCGGCACGAAGCACTACGCAGCGGTCGGCACCTTCCGTTGGGGCGATGATCCGTACCAGATCAAGGTCTGCCGCGCTGATAAGCCTGAGCGTTGCGTCATCGTCCTCGTCGCCGACTACTGCGGCCGCTGCCATAAAGACTTGAAGCGCAAGTGGACGAAGCGCAGTCGCAGCATTGACCTGTCACCGCACGCCTTCGCCTCCTTGCGCGACTTGCATCTTGGGGTCGTGCGCGTCATAATCACGGAATGGGATGACACTCGTCCCTGAGCAGAGGGAGGGCTATGCGCACCGTTCGTTCCATTCGTGGCGACTGGATGAGGATCATCGCCAGGCACGCATTTCCACGCAAGACCCCACGAGGGCGCATTGAGGCACTCGCTGACGCGCTAGAGATCAGCCGCCGCTCCTGCTACGCCTACGTCGCTGAAGAGCGCCGTGTGCCGGAGGAAGTCGAGCAACGCTTCATCGGTCTCTTCGGCGCTGTCGCAGAGGACGGCTGGCGCACCATTGAGATGCTGCGACCGCACACCAACAAAGCCAAGAAGAAGCGAGATACCAAGCCGCGAGGGATGAGCAAAGAGCGATACCAGATCAACCGAGAAGGCTGGCGTGGCGCAGCGATGCACGCAGCGACAGTGCTCGCGCAGGACGCGCTCCAGCACGTCATTGACTGGGAGCAGAACACAATGACCCTCGGTCAGTCCCTGATGATTGACGAGAAGCTGGACGAGCAGGAGGCGCGTGCCAAGTATCCGCACGGCTTTGACACGCTCGTGGCTGACGAGGACTGGGTTGCCGTCTGCAAGTTGTGCGGGCTGGTTGGGGCGGTGGACGACAAACTGAAGGAGGTCAATGGGCTGATCTTCAACGTGACCTGCTCGACCAACTCCTACAAGGTGGCAGGGGAATGACGCTCCTCATCGGCGACTGCATTGAGCAGATGAGGACGCTGGAGGCAGACAGCGTTGATGCCATCGTGACCGACCCGCCATACGGCCTTGAGTTTATGGGCAAGGAGTGGGACGGCTTTGGCACGCCGCTCGGCTTCCAGACTTGGAGCGAGCAGTGGGCGCGTGAGGCGCTGCGCGTGCTGAAGCCAGGTGGACACCTGCTCGCCTTTGGCGGCACGCGGATGTATCACCGGCTCGCCGCTGGCATTGAGGACGCTGGCTTTGAGATTAGGGACACGCTGATGTGGCTCTACGGCTCAGGCTTCCCCAAGAGCCTTGATGTGAGCAAGGCGATTGACAAGGCTTCTGGCGCAGAGCGTGAGGTGGTCGGCAAAGCCACTGGCGGCGGTTTTTCCGACAAGACGATTGGAACGATCGGGCATAGCAAAGGAGCGCCCGACATCACCGCACCATCAACCGAAGCAGCAAAGAAGTGGCAAGGCTGGGGAACCGCACTGAAGCCAGCCGTTGAGCCAATCGTGCTGGCACGCAAGCCGCTGATCGGCACGGTTGCAGCCAATGTGCTGACGCACGGCACTGGCGCGCTCAACATTGACGCAAGCAGGATTGGGATTGCTGAAGGTGATGAGCCGAAAGCAGGAAAACGAACGGCTACATTCGGCACGCTAGAAACTACGAGCGGTGGAGATGGAAGCGGAGGATGGAACGCTTCCTCTGGTCGCTGGCCAGCCAACATCTTGCTTGATGAGGAAGCCGCTGCACTGCTTGATGAGCAGAGCGGCGTGAGCAAGAGCGCTAAATCGGGGTTCCACCAGCGCGATAGCACCACGAATGTCTACGGTGGAAATAGTCTGCTGAAAAGCAGAACTCTCCATCAAGGTGGAATAGAGTTTGGCGACGCTGGCGGCGCTTCACGCTTCTTCTATGTTGCAAAGGCAAGCCGCTCAGAGCGAAACGCTGGGCTAGATGATAGGGGGGGCTTTGCTGCTCGTGAACTGTTTGGAAGCGACGGCTCTTCGCTTGATGGAATCAGTGACTCAACACCAACAAGAAACATCCACCCAACCGTGAAGCCAGTCGCGTTGATGAAGTACCTCATCAGGCTCGTGGTACCAAAGGGCGGCGTCGTGCTTGACCCATTCCTCGGCTCTGGCACAACGGCAGTGGCAGCCATTGAGGAAGGCGTGGAGTGGATTGGCTGCGAGCGTGAGCCTGAGTATGTAGAAATCATCAAGGCACGAGTAGCAGCCGCTCAGCCTGGGATGGGATTGACGCTGGATGAAGGGCAAGACTAGGCTCGACTAAGCGGGGCTGGTGGCGGGTTACGCCAGCCCCGCTGCTAGACTCCTCGGCGAGCTGCGCTTCGGCGCGGCCCATCGCCTGCCGGTGGAGTCCTCCCATCGGCAGGCTTACTTCACGAGGACAGGAGGACACGTGGCCGCAGCACCGAAGCCTGACAAATACGACGTGCTTGAGGCATACGTTGCCGACCTTCAGGCTGCGCTCAACGTCTCCTACTGGAAGATCACCGTGGCGCGTGATGCGTCAGACGTAGAGGCGTGGGCTGACATCAACCCGCACGCACAGGCTGAGACCGCAGAGCTGCGCGTGAGCCACGACTTCTGGAAGCAAACCCCAGAACTCCAGCGCGAGGTGCTGACGCACGAGATGCTGCACGTCGTGACAGCCAGACTCGATCAGACCGTTGAGGCGATGGAGGAAGCGTTCGGCAAGATTGCGTGGGCTATCTATGACCCGCTCTACGAGGATGCAACCGAGCGCGTAGTGGATCACTTGGCGAAGGTGATCGCGCCTGGGCTGCCTCTGCCTGAGTTCCCGAAGGCGTGACCTTCCAACGACCTTGCCTTGACTGCGGCATCCTGACCCCGAACGGCAACAGATGCGCGATGCACAAGCGCGCTGCGACCTACAGATGGCAGCAGGGGAAGCCAAACCCATACCTTGACCCTGCGTGGAAGAAGCTCAGCAGCCAGATACGGAGCAAGCGTCCGTGGTGTGAGGTGTGCGGCAAGACCAGCAACCTGACCGTTGACCATCTTGATCCGCTCAGCAAAGGCGGTCCGCTCCTTGCACCTGAGCATCGCCTTCGGGTACTATGTAGGCAGTGCCACGGTCGTCTGACCAGGCACAAATAGGAGGCGAGGACAATGAGCCGCATCGCTTGGTATTCCAACGCTTGCCACGTTCCGTCCGGCTATGGAATGCAGACGGCGCAGGTCGTTCATCAGATGGCGAAGGACAATCACGAGGTGGCAGTCGTCGCCAACCACGGCGCGCAGGTGATGATGCAGTGCGCGCACAACCATCCAATCCTTCCTGAAGGCTTGATGCGCTACTCCGTGGACGTAGCAGGCGAGAACATCAAGAGTTGGATTGGTGATCAGCCAGGCTTCGGCGTTGTGCTATTTGATCTCTGGCCGCTTGCAGGCATTGACGCAATGAAGGAGTTGAACCTTGCGTGCTGGACACCAGTTGATCACGCACCGCTCCCTCCGCTTGTCGGTCGCTTCCTCTCGGAAGGCGGACACCACGCCATTGCAATGAGCCGCTTCGGTGAACAAGAACTGCTGAAGGCTGGCGTGCCAAGAGAAGAAGTCACCTACATCCCACACGGCATTGACCTGACCGTGTTCAACGACAGAGGGAAGGGCGCACGCTCGGCGATGGGAATCCCTGAGGACGCCTTCCTTGTCGTGACGAATGCTGCAAACCGTGGTCGCATCCCGATCCGCAAGGCGTTCGGTGAGATGGCAGATGCAATGGCAACCTTTATGCGTGACCGACCTGACGTCTACTGGATGATCCACACGGAGCCACAAGGACTCAGCGAAGGGGTGAACCTCCCGCGCTTGATGCAGGCAACCGGCGTAGACAGCCAGCGCGTGCGATACCCGCATCCGATCCAGTTCCGCAACGGCATCCCGCAGGATGCGATCGCCTCGCTCTTTAGTGCAGCCGACTGCCATCTGCTCACGAGTATGGGCGAAGGGTTTGGGATACCAGTAGCCGAAGCTGCTGCGTGCGGGACTTTATCCGTGGTTTCCGACTTCAGTGCGCAGCCAGAACTTCTAACAGTTCACGGCAAGAAGGTTCCAGTGCAGCGTGTATGGGATGAGTTCCAGGGTTCGTTCTTTGCGATCCCGAACGTGGCCGCGATCGTCACTGCCCTGCAGGAAGTCTACGAAGAAACGAAAGCAGGCAAGGTGGATAGGGGGGCTGTTGCTGCAGAGATGCACCGCTACGATCAGACCGC